CTGTTAACCAGTCAGAAAGATTTAGCAGACACATTTGGAACCCCAAGATTTATTACTGACAGTAATAATAATCCTGTACATGGTTCAGAATTAAACGAATACGGATTACAAGCAGCATATTCATATCTAGGTGTTAGTAACAGAGCCTATGTAGTTCGTGCAGATGTTGACCTAGGTCAACTAGAAGCACGAGCAGATGAGCCAACTGGTGAACCTGTAAATGGCACTTACTGGGTAGATGTAGGATCAACAAAATTTGGCATTTTCCAATGGAACGGTGAACCTGCTAATGTGACAGGCGCACAAACTTTTACAAATAAAGTTCCTCTAGTTATCACCGACTCGGCTAAATTATTAGATGGCGGACAGCCTAGATCTAGTATAGGTTCAGTGGGCGATTATGCTGTAGTTGCAACCACTAGCACATTTAGATTCTGGTACAAAGCCGCAGCAATTGGCACTTTTAGGCCTGTATTATGGGTAGAATTAGGTAGTACTGAATGGATCCAAAGTTGGCCCACACTAGTTACTGATGTTGTTGACATTGGCGTGATTGCTGATTTGTCTCAATTTAATGTTAACGGAAGTTTAATAAGTATTGAAGCAGCAAGCCCCGGAAGTCCTACCCTGCAAGATATTGTGGATGCTATTAATTTAAATACACCTGAAGGTACGGTTGCTGTTGCTCGAATAGGCAGAATTTTTATATATTCTGATTTTGACCCAATAGTAATAGATGGAGACGGAATAGCCCAAGAAGATCTTATTGATTTTGACGCACTTGGTGTAGAGCCAGAGATGTCAAGACCTACTCCAGCTATACAAATATCAAAACATACTCAAGTTCCTAATTGGAGTCTGAAAGGTAATGATCCTCATACAACAGGTTGTGTATGGATTAAAACTACCGAGTTTAATGCTGGAGCAAAATGGGTTGTAAAACGTTATAATTCTTCTACCTCATCTTGGGTGACACAGCTAGCACCATTATATGCCAACGGCTATGAAGCACTTTATGGTCTAGATGTTGTCGGCGGCGGATCTAAACTTCCAGTTAACACTCTCTACATTAAAACAAATGAAGGTGAAATAGATCCACCAGTTGCAAACTTTAAAATATTCCGTCGTAGTGCAACAGGTGCGACTACTATTACATCTAGTGAAATTACAGATGCGACATTTACAATGGATGAGACGTATACTGTTTATATCCGTGAAAGTGTAGCGGGACAAGATACTTTAAGAGATCCTATCACTGTTAGTTTTGTAGGAGCTGATCCAGACAATTTACCAGAAGGAGCTGCCACTAAAGCACAAGCAGATGCAGAAGCATTAGCATCTGCTATCTTAAACGCAGAAGATGAAGATGGACATAATTTTAATAATATAACAGCAGAGGCAACTAGTGCCAACAAAGTTATTATTAAACATCTATTAGGCGGCGACTTTGAAATAGTAGACGACAGCGTTGACCGCGCAGTAGTAGTTCAATTTGTCGGAGATAATAATTTTTATGAAGCACCATCGTGGATTCAAGACGATGTTGATAATCCTACTCACTTCTTAGCTTCTCTATGGAAACCACTAAGTGGTGCTGTGAATAGTGCAACTGAACCTACTACAGAACCAGAAGATGGCACACTATGGTACAATTCAATATATGATGAACCTGATGTATTAGTTCATAATGGTACTGCGTGGGTTGGTTTACAATATGACGGATTGAGCGGATTGTCAGGTACAGCATCACCGTTCTACGGTACAGCAGACCCCAATGGTCCTATTTCTTCCGCTACAGAACCACTTAAACAAAGTGATGGAGAAACAGATCTAGGTGAAGGCGATATTTGGATTGATCCTAGTAATTCTGAATTTTACCCTGTTATGTATAGATGGAATACTGCAACATTTAAATGGGATCGTTTAGATACATCGGATCAAACTACTGAAAATGGTGTGTTATTTGCAGATGCTCGTTGGGGTGTTGACGGTGGAACACCTACTGCTGCAACAGATAGCACTATCAAAGAATTATTATCAAGTGATTTCCTGGATCCAGATGCTCCAGATCCTGCATTGTATCCTAGAGGCATGCTGTTATTCAACACACGCCGTTCGGGCTGGAACGTAAAACAATATGTTAAAGGTAGGATAGACGTATCAAACGGCGCAGTTAATAGTCGTCAAGATGATGCTTCAACCACAAGTTACTTCCCAAATCGTTGGGTAAATGTTTCTGGTAATAATGCATCTGGAGCAGGACGTTTTGGACGCCATGCTCAACGAGCAACAGCGTTAACTGCACTAAAAGCACTGGTTAATAGTAACCAAGAAATCCGAGATGAGGAAAGTCGAGTGTTTAATTTGATTGCTTGTCCCGGATATGAAGAACTTATTGGACCAATGGTCAACTTAAACTATGATCGAGGTTTAACAGCATTTGTCGTAGGCGACACTCCAAGTCGTGTGCCATCAGATGCCACAACTTTAAACCTGTGGGGCACAAATGCTAATAATAGTGTCGAAGACGATGTTATGGGATTAGTTACCAGCGACGAATATTTAGGGTTATTCTATCCATGGGGATTTACTAGTGACAACCTTGGCAGGAACATTGTTGTTCCACCAAGCCATATGATGCTACGTACTATTGCACTAAGCGATAATGTTAGCTATCCATGGTTTGCACCAGCAGGTACACGTCGCGGCGGAATTACAAATGCAAGCGCAGTTGGTTATATTGATTATATATCGGGCGAGTTTCAAAGTGTGGCATTGAATACTGGACAACGTGATACACTTGCCAGTATTAAAGTTAATCCATTGACATTTATTACAGGTACTGGACTTGTTAACTACGGACAATATACTCGCGCTAGAAACGCAAGTAGTTTAGATCGTATTAACGTGGCACGACTAGTAGTATACCTACGCCGTCAACTAAACAATCTAGCTAAACCGTACATTTTTGAACCAAATGATAAGATTACTAGAGATGAAATTAAACAAGCCGCTGAAAGTCTAATGTTAGAATTAGTTGGACAACGTGCTATATACGACTTCTTGGTTGTATGTGACACCAGCAACAATACGCCGTCAAGAATTGATCGTAGTGAACTATATCTTGACATTGCCATTGAACCAGTTAAAGCAGTTGAATTTATCTACATTCCACTACGCTTGAAAAATACTGGCGAAATCAAAGGCCTTGGCGGCAAATAATTAGGAGATAAAAAATGGCAGTCGCAACCCTTTCAAAATTTACAGTACCTTTAGCTAGCGATCAAAGTGCTAGCGCCCAGGGTCTGTTGATGCCCAAATTAAAATATCGCTTTAGAATGATGTTTGAAAATTTTGGTGTATCAACCCCAACAACTGAATTAACTAAACAAGTTGTGTCATCGGCTCGTCCTACAGTAACGTTTGCTGATCAAAAACTTGATATCTATAATTCAACAATTCACTATGCTGGTAAACCTACATGGAGTGCTATAACTGTTGTTCTTCGTGATGATGTTACTGGTGCTGTTAGTAAACTAGTTGGTGAACAAATGCAGAAACAGTTTGACTTCTTTGAACAGAGTAGTGCAGCCAGCGGCGTTGACTACAAATTTACACTACGTATTGAAATGTTAGACGGCGGTAATGGAGCCAATGCACCCGTAGTATTAGAAACATGGGAATGTTATGGTTGTTATGTTGTAAGTGCAAACTATCAAAGTTTGGCCTACAGCGAGCAGACTGCTTCAACAATCGATCTATCGATACAGATGGACAACTGCGTACAAACTCCGCAAGGAACAGGTATTGGCACTGTGGTAGGCCGTACAGTAAATACGCTGGTAACAGGCGGCGGCATTTAATAAAAAGGACTGGCAACAGTCCTTTTTTGTAGAATTTTATTAACTACCCAGTTAATTTGGTTCGATAAATAATTACATGTCAAACTTATTCGATGGTTTTCTAAACAACACACTTTACGGTGCCACACACCCTAAAGGGCAAATGGGCGACTATCAACATGCTGCCCGCACATTTACAGATGACACGTTTAGGCTAGCTCCTAAACAAAAATTCTTATATCATGTAAGTTTTAGCATCAATACTGATGCTCTTAAAAACACATCGCTTGATCAACGACACCGTAATGAAATTAATCTTATGGTTAAGACCATTGCATTACCCAATTTTACCATAGGTACTGAAACATTAAATCAATACAATAGAAAAAAGATAGTACACACAAAGATTGATTATCTGCCAATAACAGTAAAATTTAATGACGATAACATGGGCCTAGTTAATCAGCTATGGCAAAATTACTATGGTTATTATTTTGCAGACAGTCGTACATCAAAATCAATTCCCGGATCTTATAATAGAACCAGTATGCGCGGTAAAGAATTTATTAGAGGACGTTACGGTTTTGATAATGATAGTTCTATTCCTTTCTTCAGAAAAGTAACAATATATCAAATGGCCAGACATCAGTATGTCAGCTATACCCTAGTGAATCCTGTTATTACAGCCTGGAATCATGAACAATTAGATTATAAGAGTAGTGAACCTCATGAAAACTCTATGACCCTGGGCTACGAATCAGTGTACTACGGTTCTGGCAGAGTGCGCCGTGGAGACCCAGAAGGATTTGCCCTAGAACATTATGATACAAGTCCAAGTCCGCTAAGTGTTGCCGGCGGCGGCACTGCAAATCTATTTGGTGACGGCGGAGTCATTGCCGGAGCCTCAGAAGTACTCGGTGATCTGTTCAGTGGAGAAGCATTTGAAAATCCTGCTAATTTTATTGCAACTGCAATTAAAACTGTTAATACTTATGAAAATTCTAAAAGATTAACTAATGCAGGCATTGCGGCAGAGGGCAGGAATATAATCACTGGCACTCTTAATTCCGTGGCTAGACAAGGAGTGAGTGGAATTAGTGGCGTTGCATTTCCACAGACAAAGGTCAACTCTACAACCACTACCGCCACTCCTAGATTTATACCATGATAAACAATTTACCTCAATCAAATAATAAAGATAGTTCTACAGAAGTCAAAAGTTTTTTTGATAAATTTTTCCTTCATGAAGTAAGTTTTCCAGCAGCTGAAATAGATGCTACAGTGGCTTTCTTTTTAAAGAAAGGGTTTAATACAGATGCTAGCCGTAGTGTTGCCATCGTATTATTAAATCAAGCTAAAAATGATAATGTTAACATTTTTAAATTACTCGACACACTGAAAGGATTAACAGATCTTCAGCTTAGTCAAGTGGTTGCTGAAGTACTTAACTCCTATAGAGAACAAACTAGTATTATGGGTTATAAAATTGCACCTATCGAAGACACCTTTGAAAGCCGTAATATTCTAGTATGAGTCGCTTTGCCCAAGGTAAATTTGTCCCAAAAAACCCCCAAAAATATATAGGATTAAAGACGCCCACGTATAGAAGCAGTTGGGAGTGGCAGTTTATGAGATTCTGTGATACCAATGCTGCCATACAACAATGGGCCTGTGAAGCAATACAAATCCCCTATCGTAACCCGCTAACTGGAAAAAATTCTATATATATTCCTGATTTTTTCATACAGTATGTTGATGCAAAGAATCGTACAAACGTAGACCTTATAGAAATAAAACCGCAGAATCAAACAGTTCTTGAAAGTGTGGGTAAGAGTAAGGTACGGCAAGCACAGTACATTCAGAATCAAGCCAAGTGGGCAGCAGCCAACGCATGGTGTCGACATCAGGGCATAAAATTTAGAATTATCACAGAAAATGAACTGTTTCACAACGGCTCATGATAAGTAAAGTATGACTAAGAAACTTGAAGAGATTTTAAATCTCCCAGAAAATAAAAAATTAATTAAAGCTGAGGAACAGCGAAAAGAAGAGCTTCCTCAAGCACAGCCTTTCCTTAGAGACATTGAAGAATTTGATAAAATCTCAGCAAGTCTGCCGCAGGTCAAAGGTCTAGGCGATGCCAGCGATGCAGAATTTGATTCTCTGGCACAACGTGCTACTGATGCCTATGACGACTTAATGGATTTAGGCATGAATGTAGAAGCACGTTATAGCGGACGTATTTTTGAAGTAGCAGGCGGCATGCTTAAAAATGCCATTGATGCTAAGGCTGCAAAAATTGACAAAAAACTTAAAATGATCGAGCTACAACTTAAAAAAGCTAAGTTAGATCAGGATGCTCAAGGCGGTGATGGTGGACTTACAATTCCGGGCGACGGTTACATTGTTACAGATCGTAACAGTCTATTGGAAAAACTAAAAAATATGAATAAATAATGTATACGGAATCTATTATGACCTCATTTAAAGAATACCTATCAGAAAGCAAAAAAACTTACCCGTTCAGGGTTAAAGTTGCCGGCGAAATACAAAAAGATCTAGCATCTCGAGTTAAAGAAGCCTTGGCAAAATACGACTGCAAAAAAGTAAGTGCAGCCAAAAGAACACCTATTCAAGAAACTCACATGGACTTTCCAGAACTTAAAAATATAGAAGTTAATACATTTGAGATTGAATTAAACTATCCCACAACTAGTTTTGTTTTAAGAAATGATCTAGCCGAAAGATTAAATATTTCTCAAGCATTGATCAAAGTACGTAATCCTATGGAAGAAGCAGAAGCAGAAATGAATCATGCTCATATGCTTGCACCAGGACAGGGCGAGTCGTTATTAGAGAAAGATTACGAAACAAATGCCAACGGTCAAAAGTTAGTGGGACAAGATCATGTTACCAGTTTCTTAAAAGAACTTAACAAGATTAATGCTGAACGCAAGGCAAAAATTGTAAAGCACGAAGGTAAAGAAGAAGGTGGCATGAGTGATCCAGAATTTGAAACTCCTAAAGAAGGTCGTAAAAGTCCATTAGGTGCTGTTAAGAATCCTGACCCTAGACAAGGAAAAACAAAATGAATTTTATAGACTTATACAAAAAAATTAGAACGCTAGACGAAGCAGATCCGGGACAAGCTGCTCAACCTGTTAGTCCAGCAATGGCTAGAGTTGCCGCAGCAAAAGCAGCAGGGACATTACCGGCTGCTCCTGTAGGGCTATCTACAACAAATACCGGAAACGTTCCGGGCGCACAACCAGTAGGCGGATCAAGTGCAGCAATGTCAAATCCAGTTGCTACAAAAACTAATATTGCTCCAGGTCAACCGTTGCCGGCAAATGCTGGCGCTGTAAAAGGCGAATCAATGGGAGATAAAGAAGTAGAAGAATGTGGTCCAATGGGTCCGAGTGGTATGATGGGTATGCGTGATCAACAGCCTGATAATGTCAGCATGAATCTCAGCATGAACGGACAAGGCCCAGGTGGTATCCGTGACCTATTGGATATACTAAAAGACATCGGCAATACATCATCAGAACCAGATGCAGGCCCTGGCGATCTAGAATTAGCTATTGGAAGCATGAGTCATCCGCATGACGAGCCTGAACATGACGAAGAAGACGGTCTTGTGTTTGGTAACGACTTAGAAGGAGTTGAACCTCCAAAACACTACGGCGGACAAGGAGTCCCAGGTGCAAAATTTGACCTTTACATGCAACAACGTAAAGATCAACTAGCCGGACAAAAACCAGTTGGAGAAGAATATGGCAATGAGCCTAACGAGATGTACTCTACAGTTGATGATGTAGTAAACATGGGTTCAAATGACGGTCGTGGCGATAACGAGCGTCCAAAAGTCAACGGTGGTGGTAATCCGTATGCTGTTACTTCAGAAGGCATTAAAAGACAATTACAAAATCTATATTACGAAGTTAAAAGTAGATAAACTGACTTTAAGTCGCTCAAATGGGTTCTTTGGAGCCCATTTTTTTTGTAAATAAACATATGGGAAAAAGCCTCGACGGCGTCTTAATCAAGAAAGCGCACAAACAAGAAAGATTTACTGAACAACAAGTTCAAGAAATGCTTGCCTGCGCGGATCCGGTCACGGGTTACGATTATTTTGTCAAACATTTCTTTTACATACAACATCCTGTAAAAGGAAAATTATTATTTGAACCTTATGGATATCAAGAACGACTGCTACAAAGTTATCATGATAATAGATTTAACATCAACATGCTGCCACGTCAAAGCGGCAAGACTACCTGTGCTGCTGGATATTTGTTGTGGTTTGCCATGTTTCATCCTGATCAAACTATTCTTGTGGCTGCACACAAATATACAGGCGCACAAGAAATCATGCAGCGTATTCGCTATGCCTATGAAGATTGTCCAGATCATATTCGTGCAGGTGCCACAAACTATAATAAGGGCAGTATAGAATTTGACAACGGTAGTCGTATAGTCAGTGCAACAACTACGGGCAACACAGGACGTGGTATGAGTATATCTTTACTCTACTGTGACGAGTTTGCCTTTGTTCAACCTAACATTGCTACAGAATTTTGGACTTCAATCTCACCAACACTGGCCACTGGTGGTCGTGCAATTATTACATCAACGCCCAACAGTGACGAAGATGAATTTGCAACTATCTGGAAAGAGGCCAATAAGAAATTTGACGACTTTGGCAACGAGACTCCCTTGGGGATCAATGGATTTTTTGCCTACACAGCACACTGGAACGAACATCCTGATAGAGATGATGCATGGGCATCAATTGAAAAAGGAAGGATTGGTGAAGAACGCTTCCGTCGTGAATACGGTTGCGAGTTCTTAATCTATGACGAAACATTGATTAACAGCATTAAACTTAGTGAGATCCAAGGCAAAGAGCCTATATCACGCATGGGACAGGCTAGAATCTATAAGAAGCCAACAGCAGGAAATATATATGTGATTAGCCTAGATCCTAGCCTAGGGACAGGCGGAAACTATTCCGCTATTCAAGTTATTGAATTACCTAGCTTTGAGCAAGTTGCAGAATGGCATCACAACGAAACACCCATACAAGGACAAATCCGTGTGCTTAGAGACATATTAAAGTGGATTGAAGATAGTGTGGGATCAGACAACTCTGGCGACATATATTGGTCCATTGAAAACAATAATATTGGAGAAGCTGGGCTAGTAGTTATTAAAGACATAGGTGAAGATCAGTTTCCCGGATTGTTTGTATCAGAGCCAATGAAAAAAGGACATATACGTAAATTTCGAAAAGGTTTTAATACTACACACGGTAGTAAAATTGCTGCATGTGCCAGACTAAAGCACTTAATTGAAGCAGATACTTTTAAAATCCATAGTAAACCCTTGATTATTGAGCTTAAAGCCTTCATAGCACACGGTGTTAGTTTCAAAGCAAAAGTTGGAGAATATGACGATCTAGTATCAGCAGTATTACTGATAGTACGCATGAGTCAAGTGCTTGCTGACTGGGACCCGAGGGTTTTTGAAACATTAAGCAGTCGCGGAGAATTTGATCAAGAAGATTACGAGCCGCCAATGCCAATATTTGTTTCTTCAGGCATGTGATAAATAGTACTATGAACGCAAATCTAAATAATATTGCAGAAGAACTTTTTGGAAAGATTCGTACAAGATTTCCTAAAATTGACATGGGTGACGAGCAAGGCAAAGTCATCGAAAATAATGAACAGGTCAAAAAGGCACGATTTTTTGACTTTGACTACATTAAAGAGGGTGTAAGTCTAGGCTCAGTTAGTATAAAGCTATCTGAAGATGACGGCCTTACTGTGATGTACAGCAATGACATTGCTGAAGGACAACCTCAAACTGTTGTCAACGAATGGTACGGATTTTTAAAATCTTTACGCGAGTTTGCAAGAAGAAGATTACTAAATTTTGATACTAGAGATCTTGTAAAATCTAATCTAGACAAGAGAGACTATAATTTTTTAGCTAAGAATAGCGGAGAAGGCAAAATGACTGAAAGTAAATTAAGGGGAACTAATAGAACTAGTTTCCAAGATGTAGGTGAAGCCAAGATCATTGTTAGACATTCGCAGAATGTAAACTACGATAATCCCGCTGGACGTACACTGCACATTGAAAGCATCTTTATTGAGAATGCCAACGGTGAACGATTCTTATATCCACATAAACATCTTAATGGTGCAAGAGCCATGGCTCAGCATGTAGCACACGGCGGCAAACCATATGATGATATTGGCCAACACGTTATTGGACTCTCAGAAGAACTATCAAAACTACGTTTCTTCAAGGGCTATGTTAGCCGTCAAGACCAAATATCAGAAGCAATGGGGTCAGTTACTGACAAAGTTATTGAACGCATTGAGCAGGTTAAAAAAGAAATCCATCAACTACAAAGTGCCACACATTACAATTCATTTGTAGAATCATATATACAATCAGAAGCGCAACAAATTCCAGAAGACACAGTTAATGATTGGGTTGATAAATTAACAATCCGTAACTTTAATGAAGCATTAAAAGATGTGTTCCCCTACATTTATAAACTAGTTGGCGAAAATTCCATGGTTAGAAGCTTAAATGCAGACGATTTACTAGGCGAAGATTCAGACGAAAAATGTGACGACTGCCACAAACCAGTTGATGATTGTGAATGCGATGACCACGATCACGACAAAGATGGTAAGAAAATTAAAGAGTTTGCAGAGTTTGAATATACATTAGAAAATATTCTATCAGAAGACGAAGGTATTGCCAGCAGTGATGAAGAAGTAAAATCAGCAGCACTGGATAAATTAAATCAATTTTTATCAACAAATCCCACAGCAGGCACTGACGGTACTAACGCTGTAATGAGTTTAAAAGATATTATTAAAGATCCCAAATTCATTAGTGTTCTTAAAAGTCTCCCAGGCGAAACAGAATTATCTCCTGTTATTAAAGGTTACTTAGAAACAGAACATCCTGAACTAGTTGATCAAGTAACATTCCCAGAAGCAGGAGCAGCACCAGCTGAACCGGCACCTGCGCCAGCAGAACCGGCCCCAGCGGCTGCAGAAGCACCCCCAGCAGCACCGGCTGCACCAGCACAAGGAGCAGAAATGCCAGTAGAACAACCAGTAGCAGCAGAAAGTAGCGATGACGCACCATTTGATGGCGGCCGCCCAATAAAAGATAAAAAAGATCAATTTGGTAACGTTGTTAAAAAACGTGCTCAACACTCTGCCAAGCAAGGTCTTGTTGCAGCCATTGAAAAAGCCCGTAAAGCAGGAATGAAGAGTGAAGACATTATTGAAGTTGGTGGACAACAAATGTCACTGAGTGAGCTTGCAGAACGTGCAGGGATTACACTAAGACCGCATCCAAAAGAAATTGTTGAGTTCATCAAATCATTCTATGACAGAGAGCATGGAACATTTCCTAAAGGCGAAACTGGTGTATTAATTGCCACAGAAAAGAAATTTGGTGAGAGTGCTGCACCAATCGCACATCGTGTTATTGAAACACTATCACAGATTAGTGAAACACATCGTATGAGAAAGCTAGCTGGCATGCGACCAGATAACATGGCATTTGAAAGTGTAACATACGAATCAATCATGCTAGCTGAAGCACCGGCAGCAGTACCGGCAAAAGCGACAGCACCAGCGACAGCACCAGCACTGCCATCAGGTGTAATGGCTCCTGCTGCTGTGCCAAAAGCAGCCGATGCTGCATCGTTAAGAGCGAACATGAATACAGCAGCCAACGGAAAACCTGGAACAACTGGTCCGGCAACCCAAGGCGGTGGTGCTGGTAGAGGCGGCCAAGGCGGTCCTACTGCGGCTCAAATGGCATCTGTTAATAAAACAGCACAGGCAGCACAACCTAAAAAAGCACCTGATCCGGCAGTAAAAGCTCGTCAAGAAGAATTGATTAAAGCTGGCGCACAGATCAAAGCAGATGGTTACCCAGGCCCAGCAACTACAAAAGCAGAAGCAGAGTTCGGATGGAAAACAGGACAGGCACCTGCGGCAACTGGACCAGGTAATGCAGCAGCACCGGCTGCAACCGATGCTGCAAGTCTAGCGGCAGCGCAGGGTAAAGAACCAGCAGCTGATCCAAATGCACCAGAACAATCGACTATGGCAGATGGTCCAGCAGTGGGTAGTCAAGCTCAAACAGCAGGCGGTGCGAATGAATTAGCCAAGGCAGGTATAATGGGTGGTAAACCCGCAGCGCCAGCAGCAGATCCAACACAACCTGCTAATCCAATGGCTGGTTTTAAAAACAGTGGCGGTAATGGAAGCGGAGCTGGCCCATCATATGCAGGCCAAGGCGGCAATCAAACTACAGCCGCCGCAGCACCAGCAGCAGATCCAACCGCCGCAGCAAATCCAATGTCAGGTTTTAAAAACAGTGGCGGTAATAAAGGCGGAGCCGGTCCGTCATATGCAGGCCAAGGCGGCGATCAAACTACGGCAGCACCAGCACCTGCTGGACAAGCAGCTCAACCGGCTCCATTATCTACAGTACAACCCGCAGTTACAAGTCCTGTATCAGGTCAAACTTGGAAAACAGGTGATGGTAGCG